TGACGATGAAATTGACCATCCAATGATTAGTGATATGGATGGGACTAGAACTACGAAAGTTACTTGTGCAAGACCAGCACAACTAGGAGATACTGATCCAGATTTTTATCCAGAATCTTTTTATGAATCTCCAACTTGGGATGAGCCATATGGCCGAGGATCAAATAACCGTGGTAGTTATCCATTTACTAAAACGGTTGAAAGTGTGGCAGGTCACGTAGTTGAAACTGATGACGATCCAAATTTTCCTCGATTATTGTGGTATCATAAAGACGGCACTTACGAAGAATTTACTCCTAATGGCCGTAAGCTAAGAGTTAAAGGTAATAACTACGAAATTACTTTAGGCAATAACAATATTTACATCGATGGTAATTGTAATTTAACAGTGAATGGCGATATGCGGCATTTTGTTCAAGGTAATTATTACCTTGAAGTTTTAAAAGATTATCACGTACGCGTTGGTGGTAGTATGAAGCGTGCAATTGAAACCGGGAATGATTTAAAGACTGTTTTTCGCGGATATGAAAGCAAATTTATTCAGTCTGATCAACTTGCAACGATTAATGGTTCTGTAAAAAACACAATTGGATCTACTATTGAAGAAATCATTGGAGATTCTTATGACATCACTATTGGTGGTTTTATTCCAGGGCACTTTAATGTAACAGCATCTTCTGTATTTCCTGCATCAACAGGCGCAACAATTACTTTTAATTCTGGCACAATTGATATTAATGGTGGAATTTCTGCTGCAATTAAGGGTGGTACTACTACAATAATTGGAGATTTTACTGGAATCGGCGTTGGCTCAGTTCTTATTCAGTCAAAAAGTTTGGTTGATATTCAAAGTCTAGCATTAACAAATATAGCCTCACCAGCAATCGTACTATCTGGAGCAACGTTAACGGCTGTTGCTCCATCAGGCATTACGCTAAACTAAAGGTTTAATCAATGGCAAATTTAGTATGTGGTTTTAATGATATTATTGAAAAAATCAATAATATCAAAAAAATTCTTAGAAAATATACAGCTCTTGCACAAGGCCTTGGATCTTTAGGACCGGTTACTGTTGCTACTGAAGCTTTAAACAAATATGTTACAGAGTTTTTTAGTAGTATTACAAGTACTGAAGGATATAAATCACTATATGGTGATCTTAATAAAATATATCAATATGTTGATAAAGGATTTGAGATTGCTTTAGAAGGAGCAGATGCTTTAAAGACTGGATCTGAGAAGCTTAAACAGTTTCGTGAAGATATTAATGAGCTTGTAGCAGATTATGGCGAAGTAGTATCTAATCTTGCGGGAATTATGCAAGATATTCAAGATTTAACCATTGTTGATATTCAAATCTTAGAACTAGACTTGGCTAGACTTGGCCTTAATCCCGGAGATGTCGTATCGCGTATCACTAACGGTGAAGATCCAAAAGTAGTTCTTGGTGATGCTAGATCTAGTTTATCACTTCAATCTCAGGCTTTAATCGATAAACTAAAAAATCCTATTAGTGTAGATTTTGATGCTGCATGTAAAAAAATTCCTAACGTAGCAATTATTACAGTTGGTAACGTACGCACACCAATCGTATTACCTAATCCGCCAAAGAGAATTAATAATGCTGTTCAAGATCCACCTAAAGCTCCTGTAATTGAAACAGAATCTGATAAATCTAGTGTTCCAGCAAGAGTTCAAAATGATCCAGTTCAAGTAGATCAAACTCCAGCATATAAAACCTTAAAAGCTATACCAATTGATTCTAAATATAATTTTAAGTCATTGACAAAGCCAAGTAAAGAAGGAGGAGTAGCTCCATTCTCTGATAACTTTAATAAATTTGCATCTATTACTTATCCTGAACTTGTAAAGCGTGGTGTTACATTAAATCAAACTGCAGCAGCTAATGCTATTGAATTAAATTTAAATATTATTGGATCTTTATTAATAAAGCCTTTAAAAGCTAAGTATGGAAAAAGCATTATGATAACAAGTGGCTGGCGTGCTGAAGTAAAAATTGATCCAAAGCAAAATAAAAATAAAAAGTCAATATCTCCACACGCTAAAGGACAAGCATTTGATTTTCAAATGTTAGATGCTTCAATTTGGAAAAGCGACGACGATAATCCAATGCAATTTTTAAAGAAAATTATGAGAGAGCAGCATATTACGGTTGATGGAAAAAAAGTAGGATGGTTTCAGCTTCTTGTTGAAAAACCACAAGGTGTTCCACTTAGTGCTAAAAGACAATGGGTATTACATGTAGGAGCTGTGTATGTTCCTGGTATGGGCAATCATTTGTATAATGGAAATAAGGTTTACATTAATGATTCGGTACCTAAAAAATAATTCTGTGCTCAAAAAAGGATAAATAACAAGTATGAGAACACAGCAAATTTCGGATCTATTAACAGATCAGCCATTCGTGGTTGCTAAAAAGTATCTTTTTTCTGATTTAGATGCTTCTTTTAAGCGCAATCCATTTACTAGTGATGTCTACCTTAAAAAAGATCTTGAGGCCGTTAAAAAATCAATCATAAATATTATTTTAACGGGAAATTATGAAAGACCATTTCAGCCAAGATTTGGTGCAAATATTAAAAATTATTTGTTTGAAACCTTGGATGAAAACGTTGTAGACACAATTGAAACTGTCATAATTGCCATTGTTGAACTATATGAACCTAGAGCTCGAGTGTTATCTGTTTCTTTAACAGAAAACAATCTAGAAGCTAACAAATTAAATATCACAATAGAATTTGCCATGACATCTACTGGGCAAATAGCAGACGTAACAACTGTGCTCGAGAGGGTAAGATAATATGGCCAATAAAAGACGGCTAAACATTTCAGAATTAGATTTTGATAGAATCAAAACTAATCTTAAAGCTTATTTAAAAGCAGATCCTAATTTTACAGACTATGATTTCGAAGGATCTGTTCTTTCGTCTGTTTTAGATGTTTTAGCATATAACACTTTTTATAATGCATTTACAGCTAACGCAGTTATTAATGAAGTTTTCTTAGATACAGCTCAACTTCGTAATAATGTCGTGTCACACGCAAAAATGCTAGGTTATGTTCCTCGCTCTCAAACATCAGCATTTACATATTTAAATATTCTAGTTAATGCACCAATTGGTTCACCTGCATCTTTAACTATGGATCGCGGAACACGATTTACTACACTAGTTGATTCTTCAACATATCAATTTGTAAATTTAGAAGCTGTTACAATTTCTCCAGTAAATGGAGTATATCAATTTAATGCTGTTAAAGTTAATCAAGGCGAATTAAAAACAATAAGATATATTGTTGATAGTTCTGATAATAGACAAACTTTCGTTATTCCAGAAAACAATGTTGATATTTCAACTATCATTGTGCGTGTTAAAGAAACAGCAGATTCAAGCAATTATTCAGCATATACTAAAAATAGCAATGTTACCAATATTGATGGTAACTCACAAGTCTATTTTGTTCAAGAAGGTTTAGATGGTCGTTATCAAATTTATTTTGGTGACGATATTTTCGGCCGACGTTTATTACCTGGCAATTTATTAGAAATAGAATATTTGATAACTGATGCAGAAGCAGCTAATGGTGCTTCATCATTTTCTTTAGCAGATAGTATTCAAGGTAACACAAGTGTAAACGTAACTTCAGTTGATGCTACTGGTACAGAGTCAAATTCTGCTGCTGGTGGTGGCGATCGTGAATCTATTGATTCCATTAAGTATAATGCACCATTAACATTCTTGTCGCAAAACCGAGTTGTTACTGCTGACGATTATAAGGCAACGATTCTTAATAACTATGCTAACGTTGAAACTATTACATCATGGGGTGGAGAAGAAAATGAACCGCCTGAATATGGCAAGGTTTATATTTCAATTAAGCCAAAAGACGCCGAAGCTTTGACACCAGTTCAAAAGCAATTTATTGTTGATACAATTCTTCGTACTAAAAACGTTGTGTCAATTACGCCAGAAATTGTTGATCCTACTTACACTTATGTTACTGTTGAAGTATTCTTTAAATACGATCCAAACTTAACTGATAAAACTTCTGGCGAATTAAAGAACGAAGTTATTACTACAATTGACAATTATAATAACACAGACCTTAAAAAGTTTGATGGTGTGTTTAGATATTCCAAACTAACTCGTGAAATTGATGCAACGGATCCCTCAATATTGAACTCAACAATGCGTGCTAATATGGAGAAAAAATTTACTCCAGTACTTAATACGATCGCGCGTTATGTAGTTGAATTTTCGGCGCCGTTATATGCATCGCACACAAATGAACCAATTATTGAAACCGATGAATTTGTAATTGGTGGTGAATCTGTAAAAATTAAAAACTATGTTGATTCATATGCAACTGGTTTCTATAAATTAAAATCTTATAAAATGATTGGCGAAGACGAAATTGTAATTAATCCAGATATTGGATATATTGATACCGTTAATGGTATTGTTGTGTTTGACGGTATCAATATTACTGATTACGATACAACAAAGGGTGTAATTTCAATTTATGCAAAACCAAACTCTTTTGATATTGCTCCAAAGCGCAATCAATTAGTTTTAATTAATATGAATCAAGTAACAGTAACTCCAGAAATTGATACGATCGCAACTGGTGGTACGGTTGCTGGTATTGCTTACACTGTGACGGCACGCCACTAATATGTCATACAAAGTAAGCACAATATTACCTTCACACATGGTTGAGGCCAACCCTCAACTTGTGGCATTCCTTGAAAAATATTATCATTTCATGGAAGAGACTAATGGTCCTACTTATGCTATCGACCAGTTATTATATTTACGTGATATTGATGCAATTTCTGAAGAATTTATTGAATATTTACAGCGCGAGTTTGCGTCAAATATTCCAAAGGGTT